CTGTTCTAGGCAAGGGAGTTATCAGTAAGAGGGATGATTCTTCTCTATGGGTAGAAGCACAACTACGAAAGCGAGATAAATACGAAAGAGAGATCTATAATTTAGCGAAAAAAGGAAAGCTTGGTTGGAGTAGCGGAACAGCAAGCCATTTAGCAGAATACAAAATGATAGACGGCATTAAAACGTGGATTAGATGGCCACTAGGTTTAGATGCTAGTTTAACTCCAACTCCTGCGGAATCGTCAAATAGTGCAAGTGTAAAATCTGAAACAGTAAAAGCAGAATTAAAAACAACAGAGGAAGAAATTAAAATGGCTGATGAACAAACGCAACAAACACAAGAATTTGTTACTAGTACGTCTTTTCAGGAATTTGGTGTTAGAATTGAAGGTATTCTAGATACTATTGGTCAACAGATGAAAACATTTGTTGATAGATTGGATCAAATGCCTACGAAAAGTAAAGCGGGTTTTGTCTCTGAAACTGGTGGTAAAAGTGACAAAACAGTTAAATCGTTTTCCGATTTTCTCCTATCGGTTAAGCGTAAAGACACTGACAGACTGAAAGCAGTTTACGGATCTGAATATCAGACAACGAAAGATGTACTTGAAAGTAGTGGTACAAGTGGTGGTTATGCTGTTCCTAAAGAAGAGTCTACGCAAATTTTGCAGATGGCCGTAAATGGTTCTGAAATTTTGCCGCTAGTTACTACTGTACCTGTATCAACTGCAAGTGGTTCATATCCTGCACTTGATCAAACTATTGCCGTTACTGCTGGTAGTGGTAACACTTCTGCAAGTGCCGGTATAGAAGCTACACCACGTCAAGAAGGTGGTACATTTACTGAAACTACACCTGATTTTACGGATCTGCAATGGCAAGTAAGATCCACTGGTGGTTACACTCAAGTTTCAAAAGAATTTTCTGCTGATTCTCCATTGGCCATTGAAGTTTTACTACGTTCCCTTTTCGCTATTGCCGTACGTAATAAAAACGAACGTAATGTTTTACGTGGTAGTGGTGTTAATGAACCTCTAGGAATTTTGAATGCACCTTGCGCAGTTGCGGTAAGTCCAGACACTAACAGTGTTTTTAAATGGGTAGATGCTCTAAATATGGCAAGCCATTTAAAAGTTATGAATCCTGGTTCTGTACGTTGGAATATTCATCAATCAATGCTACCTGACATTGGCCAGTTTGAAACAACTGGTGGCGGTGGTGTTCTGCAAGCTGATCTTAGTGTTCCTCTAGGTATGCGTATTCTTGGTTATCAAATCGCTAAAACCGAACATAACCCGCAAGCTGACAATAGTGGTTGTGTATCGTTGGTTGACTGGTCTACGTATCTTCTGTTCATGCGTGAGGAATTAATCATTGATTTTTCAGAACACGTCGGATTTTTGAACGGTTTGGATACTTGGCGGTTTTACCAACGTAATGATGGAAAACCTTGGTTGAAAAATAAGATTACTCAAGCAGATCCACAAGGGAGTTTCTATGTATCTCCAGTTGTCTATTTCAATGATTAAGAGAGTTTTGCTATCTCTTATAGTAATTACGTCTGTTCTGCTAATCTCATTTGACAATCAACCTAGGGGATGGACAGAACAGACTGTAATCGATAGTGATTTTGATTCTATGGATGAATAGCTTATTTCTTTTCGTCGTTTCTTACTTCGATATACTACTAATCTTACTGATACTTTTAATAATACTCTATATCTATGTAGTTATATTTATGTAGGTATAGAGTAAAAGGGAAAAATAAAAATGTCACAAAAAAGACCACATGAAATGATCCAATTGCTTAGCAGTATTGATCCTGATAACCAAAGTGCTGGTACGGTTACAGGTGATTATGTTAAAGCAGATGACTTTTTGCAGTATATGGCCGTATTTAATGCAGGTGTTTTAACCTCTAATAACACCACTGATTTTAGTGTTGTGCAAGCTACTGATGGAAGTGGTACAGGTGCAAAAGAATTGAAAGCTGCAACACAACTTACGCAAGCTGGAACAGATTCGGATAAGCAAGTTATCATTAGTTTTGATGCTAGTGATATGGATACTGTAAACGGTTTTCTATGGTTTGCTCCAAGAGTTGTAACTGCTACTGCTGCTGGTTATGTTTGTGCTAACGTGTTTGGTATCAATCCTATCTATGGTTACAATACAGATACGGATCTTTCTTCAGTAGATGAAATTGTAGATTAAGTTTTTAGATCAATCAGCTTATTCTTTCGGAAAGATCTGCAATTTTTATCGAATAGATAGCAGTGTAGTTCTGATTCCTCTACACTGCTATCTATAAAAAGGAATCATTAAAAATGGCAATTGCAACTGTATCAGATGTTAAATTATATTTAGGTATTCCATCTGATGTTACTACAGATGATACGTTATTAACATCATTATTGAGTGCATCAGAAACCTATATTAAACGTGCGATAGGTCAAACTATAGAACCTGTAGAAACTACCCGTTACTATGGCCGTAGTGCGATAGATGGAAAATATTTATATTTAGATGATTTTGTGCAATCTGTGAGTGAAGTTTTGAACGGTGATGGGGTAGAATTAGAGTCAACAGATTATATTTTACTACCTAAAAATCTTTCCGCTTATCATACTATCAGACTAAAAAATGATACTGAAGGTTTTACATTTCCAGATGGTGACGATTCATTTATAGAAGTAACTGCTATTTTTGGCCAATTTGCATCTACTCCTAATGACATAAAACAAGCATGTATCAGACTCACCGCATTTTACTACAGACAAAAAGATAATAACTCTGATTTAGATAGAGCAATCAATACAGGTGATTTTGTCATTATGCCTACCACTATCCCTAATGACGTAAAAACTATCATAGGTGGTTATAGGAGTTTTATATAATGGCTGATAAATCACTCACTGATTATTACAATAATCTAATTGTTGAATCTATATCAGGAGTAACTTCTTTTACCTCAATCCCTACTCAATTAAATACAGCACAGTTACCATGTAAATATGTACGATGGACAAATTTACAAAATGCTGTTTCCTCTCTTTCGCAACTTAACGGATTACCTAGCTACACATTTGAGGTAGTTGTTTTGATTGAACCTGTTGGACAAAATACAACAGTTGCAAATCAATCACTCAGTATGCAAATTGCAGAACATATGTTATCTTATGCTGAAAATCTAGATGGATTTTTAAGCATCAATTGCGCTTTTGAGATCAATTTGATCAACAATGTTGCATATTGGGGATTAATATCAACAATAGAAATATTAGGTGATTAGATGGCCGTAAAGGGTTATAAAACAAAACTATTTATAGATGATATTCCACTTGCATTACAAATCTCTCAATTTAGTGTAGGTGCTACTGTTAATCCACTTCCTTATAATGTTCTGCAAAATCCATCTACGTTAAAAGTTGCTGGATTATCTAACTATATGATTAACCTATCTGGTTATATGATGACAGATAGCGCTAGTGATATTAGAGCAAAAATACAGGATAATCTACAATCTTCAGATTGTGTAATTGCTTGGATGCTAAATACGGGAATTAATGTTCCTATCGGTTCTGCATTTAGCAATTCTTTCGCTTCTGAGTTTTCTATAGAAATTCCTCTAGATAATTTAATTACTGTGCAAGGTAAATTTGAACGTATAACTAACTCTCTACATGGTTTTTACATTGCGAATGAAGAATTGTCAGATAGTACAGGCGCACTATCATATTATGCTGATTTTGGTAGTTCTGGTAGTAACGGTGGAAATGTCTTATTGATTGTATCAGATATAACTGGATCTGCAACAGACGCAACGATAGTAATAGAGAGTGACGATAATTCTAGTTTTTCAAGTGCAGCAACAGAAGCTACATTGCAGTTTAGTGCGGTTGGAACTTATACCGCTTCAATGTCTGGAACAGTTGACAGATACGTTAGAGCTAGAGTTACAGATCTTGGCAGTGCAACCGATTTTACACTTACAATTTTAGTTGGAGTAAATGGGATAACACAATGAACTATTTAGATCAATTTAATGAACGTGAACAAACACTAATCCATAATTGCACTATGTATGCTAACTTTAATCCTGGTGGTTTACCTGGGCACAACCTTATGATTATCATAGCCAAACTATGTAGCATTTTAGAGAATTACGAAAAGGGAAATGAAAAGACGGAAAAGAAAACCGATTAAATTAACTATCTACTCATTACGTGAGTTAAAACCTATTTATGATAGTAGTGATGTAATTGTTTTTCTATTGTGTTTTATATTAATAATTTTAGTAGGTGCAAGATGAAACAAATCATTAATTTTTACAATTCTATGGTTGCAAAGTATGGCCAATGGCAAGCAATAGCGATTATCATCGGCGGTTTGCTTTTCGTGGTTGCAAGTGGTTATAATCTACCTGAGATTTATACCTATTTCGCCAGTTTACTTAATTAAGGATTTATGATGCAAACTTTATGGGAATTAGTAGAAAATATAAATGATAATGTAGCTACTATATCAGGTGGTGAAACTGGTACAACTGTATCAACCACTGTAACAGGTGTTAGCAGTAGTGCAACATCAGTTACATTAGCTGATGAAAATACCGATAGAGCTAACTTAATGATCTATAATGCATCAGCGTACACTCTATATATAACGTATGGTGCTACCGCTTCTATTGCATCAGGTGGTTATGTAATGGCCATTGAATCTAATGGTTATTGGGAAATGCCAAAACCAGTAGACACAGGTGTTATTAGCGGTATTTGGTCTAATGTAGATGGCTATGCAAATATTACAGAAAGTGAGTATGCATAATGCCATATTTTCGATCTATTAGGCCAATTAGATTGGATAAAACAAATGGTAGGATGGCGGTAGGTACTAATACTATACCTGCTACACTTACTGTATATGATATTAATGCTACAACACCTGTTAGTGGTGGTTTGTATGGTTCTGTTTTAATTTACTCTCCTAGACCAGGAATAGCACATAGAATATATACGCCTACTGGTAGCGGCGCTAGTTGCGCTTTAAATGATGTATATGTTGAAAATGATACAGGTATAGGGAGTCCAGTTTTTAGACAAGGTGTAGTAGTAACTAATAATCAAGGAGGTACGCCTACACTTAATAGGTTTTTTATGTCTAGAAATACAGGATCAACACCGTGGAATACTCCTGATCTTACTATGGACTCTAGCGGAAATTTAATTTTAGGTGGTGGTACTAGTGGAAATGGTTTATTGACTCTTGCAGCTTCAACTACTGCTAGAGCTGTATTGGCAATGACAGATGGATCTGATCCTACATCACCTACAAACGGTAATTTATGGTTCTCCACTAGATTAAAATTTAGAAGATCAGGAAATACCGAATTGATAGCTACAGGTGTTCAAGGTACAGGTGGTGTAGCTACTGCTGGTGCAAGTTATACAGCAACAGAACAAACAATGTTACAAGCGGTTTATAACGCTGCTAGAACTTTTGGTTTACTTTCTTAGAGGAAAAATATTATGGCAACTTCTATACAAAGAATGAATGCAGTATTAAGCGGATTATTGGATAGGGAAGTAACCGACAATGCTTTATTGCTTAGGGTAGGTAACGCTTATGATCATTCGTTCGGTGATGGAACTACCCTTACAAATACTCAAAAAGCTAATTTAGTATTAAGAAAAATAAGAGAATCAATTAAGCAAGTTGTGTTAGATTCTGAAAATTCAAAAATTGCTAGTCAAGCGATTATTCAAGCTAACAATAGCATAGATTTGGGAAGTGGGTAATGATTACTGAACAACAAGTAATCGAATACCTAGAAAATAAGCAAAAAGAAAAACACGAAAGAGAAAAGAAACTGTTAGAAGATTTACAAAACTGGTTGAAAAATAATAAATGTGAAATTGTTTGTATTATACAAACAATGGATAATGGGAGTTACGCAATACCTAACTATGGGATAAGAGAGATAGAGGAGTAATTAAAAATGACTGCTGTAAAGGGTTTAGGTAATATCACAGTAGATTATAATTCAAATAGTCTAGAGGAACATCTAGACAGTGTTAGTTTGCAAGCAATTGTTAATGCGATTGACGCAACTGTACTTAGTTCTACTGGTGCGGAAAAAATTGCAGGTTTGTCAGATTGGACTATACAAATTGGCGGTAAATGGTCAAGTACGTTACACGGTTATCTAAATCCAGATTGTGTTACTCCTCCTGAAACGTTGCGAACGTTGGCCGTAACCGTCGGTAAATCAGGTAGCACAGTTACTTATACGTGGACTAGCAATGCTTTTATTGATAACTATCAGTTTACTGTAGATCCTACAGGCGCCATTTTATGGACTGGATCTCTAGCTGTTAGTGGTGCTCCAACAATGTCATAAGAATTAAATTAAAAGGAATCTATAAAATGTCAGAACAATTAGAACTAATTGAAATAGAGCAAACATATACAAAACCGGAAAATTACGATCCTAACGCTAAATATACTTTATATCAGTTTGGTGATAATAGGATACATATTGCTAACTCTTGGAGTAGGAAAAGCGTTAGTAGAACTATGGATAAAAGTAATGATGACGGTTTGTTATGGTCATTGAATAACAAATGTGAATATCTTCTTTATAATGAATTTGATCAACCATTTAGTAATTTTGAAGATAATAAAAATGATCAACTTACTGAAGAATCTATAGAGGATTTACCAATTGATACAATTGCATGGTTAAATGAAATAATGGTTAATCATGTAGGTTTTTTAGTAGGGATATTAACTCAGAAGAAAAAGCCAAAATAATCCTATTCCATAGAGAACAGAAACATTTTAACCATGAAGCTATTATTGACGCTTTTCTCCTTTCGTTGTTCCCAGGTAGAACGCTGGAAGAATTAGACAATATAGATTGGTTTAGGTTAAAAAGAGCTTTAGAGGTTAAAGAGATTGGAGAGATCGAACAAACTTATCTTGGATATAAACAAGGTATTGTAAAATCAACTTCCATAACCTCTAAGCAATGGGAAAAGATTACAGAACACGATCAACTAATTGAAAAATATGATGATAATCTCATATAGTTTAATCTATATGAGATTATTTTTTACAGGTGATTAGATGGCCACAAAAAAAGCAACTGTCAGCGCTGAATTTATAGCAATTGATAAATCTCTGGGTGCTAAAATAGATGAGATAAATAATAAATTAGAGAAGATGGCTAAAACCTCAACAGGAACTTTTGCTACTTCTATGGTTCAATCTATTGATATTATTATCAATAGAGTACAGCAACTTGGTAGAGAGTTATTAGAACTTGGTGAAAGAGGTACATCTTTTGATCTACTATCTACTGAGTTTAATAAGTTATCTGTTAGTGTTGGTAAATCTGGTGATCAAATAATTGAATCATTAAAAAGATCCTCACAAAATGCGATTAGTGAGAGAAATTTAATGATAGCCACTAACAGATCATTACTTTTAAAAGTGGCCGATACTGAGCAAGAATTAGATAGTTTATTGGAAGTAAGTATTAATCGTGCCAATAAACTAGGAGTAAGTGCTACACAGGCTTTTAACGATATTGTTACAGGTATTGGTAGAGAATCAGCCTTAATTCTTGACAATCTTGGTATTATCGTAAAATTAGAGGAAGTGACTGTAAGTTATGCTGAATCGCTAGGAAAAACTGTCGATCAACTATCCGCAGTTGAGAGAAAACAAGCGATTGTTAATGCGGTTATTGAAGATTCAAAATCTCTAATAAGCGGAACAGCTACAGAAGCAGAAAATAACGCTGCTAAATTGGCATCACTTACAAGTGCATGGGATAATTTAGTAGATCATTTAACTGGTAGTATTGCACCTGGGATTGCTAATAGCGCTGATCAGCTTGCGAAGTGGATAGAACAATTTGACGAGTTTACTCAGAAACTAAATTCCAGACTTGAGAATAATTATATTAAAGGGTTAATTGCTAACGTTGAAGCTTTAAAAAATACTAATCCAAATCAGATTTTTACTCAAGATCCTGGGTTTTTAGAAGATCTCGCTAGTGGCGGTAATTTAAGCGAAGTTGCTAACATTTTAAAAAATGTTGGAGTAGAAAGCGCAAACGTAGATGAGGTTTTAAAGATCTTAAATGGCCAATTGATAACCACTTCTGAATCATTTAAAACCGCTTCTGATTCTGCTGTTGCTTTCGACTCTAACATGATTAGAGTGCAAAAATCACTTTATGGGTACGATGAATTACAATTACAGATTACACAAAATAATCAACTTTTTGAAGAAAGAATGAGATTATCTAGTGATGCTATAAATTATTTAGCAATTGCAACGGTTAATGCATCTAGTGAGTTAGGTAATTTTGAAGCTAGGTTATTGAGTTTGCAACGTGCTAACGCTGCTTTTGAAAGTGGAATCAGTGGTATAACTAATCAGATAATCGGACAAGCGGTAGCAGTACAAAAACTAGTTGGGACAGATGTAGCTAGAAATTTAGCGAGTGATGCACTACAGCAATTGAATGCTGATACTGAAAATTTAAAAACTCAATTACAAAGTGGTGAGGTATCAGCGCTTGATTTAGCTCTAACTTTTGGAAGCATTGAGGATCAATTACTTTCTCCATTTGTTGGTATTCAAGAGGAGAATAGAAAAGCGCAAGCTTTAATAAGTCAGACTGGAAAAGCTACCGATAAATTGGCACAGGAAGCGGAACAAAGATTTTCACAGTTGCAAAGTCAAGTTAGCAGTGTTTTAAGTGGTTCTTTAAATTCTGGAATCAATGTAGATGATATTTTACCTAGAAAAGATAGCATAGAGGAAGATGCTAGAAGATTAGCAGACGTTGCGGTAAATGGTTTTGATTCACCTTGGCTAGTGTATTTAAAAGATAAGTTTCCTGTACTATTTCAAAAATACTTAGCAGGTGCTACTAGTGATAGTGGTATTAAAACACAAGCTGCAAATTTGATTAGAGATTTTCAGGATGGCTTAGTTCCTGAGTTGCTTGACAAAGAAACTGCAAAAGAAAGAGTTAGACGTGCATTAATTGGTCAACAAAATATGGAAGAGTTAGCTAGAGAAATAGCTAGTGAATTAGCAAATGAATTTGGCCAATCTGTATCTAGTGTTCAATCATTAGCCAGTAGTGTTTTAGGTGGTGGTAATCAATTAGCTATTCCAACTCCAACATTGGATAGTGAATCGTTTTCTAATGTTGCTACACAGTATGAATCAGGCGTTAAATCATCACTAGACGGATTTGGTGAAAGATTTGCAGTATTCATTAGTAATCAGTTTAG